TCCTTTGCGCGAAAACAGGCCAGGTCCAAAACCATTTACAATGCCAAAAGCAAAAGATATAGTTCATACGAACTATAAATGTTTTCATTGTGGAAGAACCTTAGCAAGTCCTAAGCCAGCTCAATGTGAGTGCGGACACTCTACGGTAGATGCTATTAACTTGGGGATTCAACTTGCTCCTAATCCTAAAGGCGAAGAAACCAATCCTATTGGATTTATTGGTACAAATCAGTTAAATGCTAATGTCGATATACTTTATGATAGTAAAATTAAGAAATTTGTTATAGCAAAGCATAAAAGTAAAAAAGAAGAAGATATGAGAGTGAAAGAAGAATTTACAGGCAGGGAGTTTAAACAAGTGTTGTATAAGCCTCGTTCTTTGAAGAAGAAAAGATCGATTATTGAACTAACAGATCCAACATGTAGTTTAGATGCCGATGAAGCTAAAGCTGCATGCGACGGTCTGTGCATGGATTGATTATGCCACCAATTAGATTTCAAGTTAATAATAATCCAGAAAATAGAAGAAGGCAAATTCAAGCCAACGGCGGGCAACCTATAGAGGCAACTAGCCAGATACAACAAGATTATGCTGTATCAACTGTTGCTCATACTCCTATTACAAAAGCTGCCCAATTTACAGGGTCTGGTGCTAATGCTGTATTTACACAGCCGATGTTCTTCTCGCCTTTACATACGCCACAAAATTGGCAGATCCCGTCTAAGCGGAGAGAGGCGGCTCAATGGTTGATCCTTGCTAATACAGGACTTACGTTAAATGACTATACTACAAAATGCGTTCAAGATTTGCTATTTGATTTTGATAAAGCCGTTGTAGATCCAGCAACTAACGGCACTTGGTATCAAGATATTAAGTCTGAACCTGTATTGGGTGCAAGCGGCAAACTACGTCGTCCTCCTCATTTTTCAGAAAGAGATTGCGAAGACAAAAGATGTTTTAGTTTTAATGCTTATGGATATTGGAGATCTATTGAAGTATCTGAAGAGCATAAGATGTTTGTTATTGACGGTAAAACATATCGTCATAAGAAAAAATGTGAACAAAATGCAGCACACCGTAGGAAGAAGGGTATTAAAGAAGGTGGCGATAAGCCGCCAATTAAATTCCCAGATAAGTTAATTTGTAAGAAAGAAGCTCAAGATATTGTCAAAGACGATTTTCTTATTACCCCTATGCCTGAACTTGGCCAAGTTGCTTTAGATAAGAATCAAGCATGGCTGGTTGGCCTTTGTATTGCTGATGGATGTTTAAGTAAAGAAATTTATCATAGTTATAGTGTGCAGTTTACTATGGATAAAGATGAATATCATGTTCCTGAATTTCAAAAATGTCTTGCTGAATCATGGAACGGATCTGTTGCAGATTTTAAGCATGGCGATGGAGATGGATGGAGAGTTCGACAGTCTGGCAAGGATTCGTGGGCCTTCTTTGAGTCATACATCACAGGTAAAAGAAGTAAGAAAAAGTTCACTGCTGATGCTTTCGAATTAGATCAAGAATCTCGTTTACATATATTGGGTGGCTATTTTGATGGCGATGGAAGTTTTAACCCCGCCAAAAATCATTTGGAAGCTACCAATTATTCTTGCGATATGGCAGATCAATTATACTGGATGCTATTGTCTGTGGGTATCTCTTGCTCATTAAGAAAATGTCCTCTTTATGGCAATCATTACAAGACTAATTCTACACATTGTTACCGTATTTCTATTCCATCTTCTGAGGTTCCCAAGCTTCAGCCATATATGCGAAGCAATAAAATACCCGAATTCTTTGAATCTAAAAAAGATCGACAATTAAGATTCTTTTACACAGAAGATGGCATTACCTATCTGGCCCAACCAATCTCTGAGATTAAGGAGTTTAGTTACACAGGCAAAGGATATGACTTACAAATAGATCCTGAGCGAGCGTTTGTGGCTTCTGGTTTTGTGACTTCTAACTGCCGCTTCTATTATGATACAGAACCGAAGGTAGCAGCAGCAGTAGATTTTTACGCCAACTTTAGTATGTCGGGCTTTAAGCTTGAATGCAAAGACAAAAAGATACTTAGATATTATGAACAGCTTGTTGAGGACTTAGATCTTGAAGAATGGCTAGCATATATCAGTCATGAATATTTTATGTTGGGCGATGTCTTTCCTTTTCTTGAAATAAGATGCGAATCCTGCCAAGGTAGTGGATACACTCCTGACGGAGAAGAATGTTTTCATCCTGATGGCAAATTCGGTCGTATCGTTTTGATGAATCCTGACTATATCGAAGTGCAACAAAATGTATTAGCTGAAGACTCTGTCATTGCATTAACAGCAGATGAAGAGCTGAGAATGCTTGTGCAGCGTAGGGAACCAAGACAGTTATTTGACAAGCTTGATCCCAGATTAATTGATTTAGTTGCTTCTGGCAAACCTATTCCTTTGTCAAGCCGTTCTATAAGTCACTTAAGACATAACGCTAGTTCATATGCGACGTATGGAACATCTATGTTGCGTCGTTTATTCACGATGTTGGCATATAAAACAAAAATAATTACTGCTAACTGGATCGTGGCTGAAAGAATGATTCTGCCTATTAGAATTGTTAAAGTTGGCGATAAAGACCGTCCCGCATCGGACGAAGATCTTTCAAATGTTCAGTCTCAATTAGCTGCTGTTGCAAATGATCCTAATCTCACGATAGTGACGCACCATGCTTTTGAATATTCCTGGGAGGGGGCGACATCCAAAATTCATAATATCAGTTCTGAATTAGAGAATATTGGTAAAGAAATTTTAGACGGCATGATGATCAATCAAGCTTTGTTGAACGGTGAAGCAAGCAGTTATTCGTCTTCGCAGGTTGGTGTTGAAGTTCTTATTAAGCGACTTCAACAATGGCAGAATAAGCTTTCAAAATGGGTTGAGAAAAGAATTTTCAGACCTATGGCTATGATGCAGGGTTTCATCGATGAAGAAGCTACAAAAGAACTTGATGAAGACAGATACATTTATATGTTTCCTACGGTTAAGTGGAATGATCTTAATCTTCGGGACAAGTCAAACATGTTGCAGCTTTTTCTGCAATTGTATGATAAACAGCTTATGTCAGGACAGACGCTTCTTGAAGAATTTGATTTAGATTTTGACCAAGAGCAAGAACGTTTACGCGAAGAACAACAACTTGCGATGGCTAGCGGACAATTAATGCCAGGAGGTGGTGAAAACTTAGGAACGATGGGCATGGGCGGAATGCTGGGCGGAATGATGGGCGGACCTCCAGGCGCAGAGGGTATGCCTGGCGGAATGCCAGGAGATATGGGCGGCGCTCCAGGTATGGGTGCCCCAGGTATGGGTGCCCCAGGAATGGGCGATCCAGGAATGGGCGGTGCTCCTGCCGGTCCAGCAACAGCAAGCGGTATGGTCGTTACTAAAAAAGGTAAAGGAGCAAAACCCGAAGAGCCACGAACTCCACAAACTAAAATTATTCGCCTGACTAAATTAGAACAACAAATGTTCAAAGCTTTGAGCACTATGAAAGTTCCTTTTGCTTTGTTTGGGCAGTATCAAGTTAGGATTCCTGGACAACAACAGCCATTTTTGTTAGACTTTGCGTATCCTGAAATTGGAGTGGGCGTCGAGGCAGAAGGTTCTATTTGGCATGAACGAGCTGATCTAAAAATAAGAGATCTTGAAAGAGACCAGAAACTTGCGAATGTTGGATGGAGAATATTAAGATTTAAAGAAGATGCAATAGAAAATAATGTTGATCTGGTAAAAGATATTATTATGAAACATGTGGTAGATGCTTCAGAAAATCTGAAAAAAGCAGCAGAAAGCGAAGAAGAGTTTAATAAATTTGCATCAATGACAAGATTTCCAAATCAATTAGAGACAGGTGCTCTCGTAAGACGCATAGAAGACATTGAGAACGATTTGGGTATTATGATAATGTTTGGAGAGCCTCAATTATGACATCTTTTAATTTAACCCGTGTGGCTGGCGGACGACGTATTAGAGACAGAGGTATTAAATGGATAGAACATTATCACGAACGATCAGCTCCTGTTAAAAAGCGATTTGAACGAGAACTTGGACCAAATAGCTATTTGCGATGGGAAGGTCATGACTATACGACAAATGGTGATTATTTCTTAGTTGTAGGTCCAGCAATGACAAAGGAACTTAAAAAACGGTTTTTTTCAGGTATTAAACGTCTTCCTGAAAACCCAAAAGCTAAAGTTTACGCTCCCAGTGGAGAATATTTCTCAACTTTACATGGAGCTTTAAGCCATGCTGCTAAGAAATGGGGATTACCGTTCCCAAGAGGTAATCCTGATTATACTCTTGAGGATTTAACGAATATTAAGATCCCAAGACATGTAAAAGGTAGCGTTGAAGATAAAATATACAAATTATCTAATCATCATATTGTCAGACGAAAATCTATGTCTGATGATTCTATTGTAGTAACTGTTGGTTATAAAGATGAAAACGGAGAGACAGTCGAAATTGCTACTCATTCAGGTAAATATGCATATTTGCGAAAACTGTTAGATGATAGATATGGCATAAGGATATGAATTGGGCTTCGTGTTTGTTTTGTAGTTATTTTCTGCCATTGATAAAGACATGTATTCCTGTAGGAATATGGGTTTGATGCTGTCCGCGAAGGTAAAAGGGTCATCTTTTAGAAATAGTCTTAATGTGAACTGGTATTACAAAATTGCTGGTGTGCCAATGAAATTCTGGTATAACCCAGATACTGGTGAATTCATATCAGTAACTAGAGAGCATTCTGAAACTGTAAGCGAAGATCCTAAAAGATTTGGATTATCATCATTATCTTCAGGTAGCCTCATGGCCTCCAATCCTAAATTGGTGGCTATTAAGAATGGGTGGGTAAGTAGTTTTACATCCTCTTATACACTTTTAACGGGTTTGCAACCATCTTTATGTAAAGCGACAAAATATCTTAAGGATATGTTAAAAATGCCTGTGATGTTTGATTTCGTAGACCTGAATATTAAAAAAGAAGCTGTATCAGAGTCTAGCCTAAAAAGGTTTATGAATGCCTGTAATCCTTCTGTTTTAGAGGATGTATAATGAACTGGTATAAACAAGCAAAACAAGAATGGGCCAGATGGCAGATTGTTGAAATGCTTGAAAAAGCTTTTAAGCTTCCTCCCGAAGGCATGATGAAAACCCATCCTCGTGGCCCATTCGAATTGGAGATTGGACCAAAAGCGATGGATAATCCTAAGTGTATGGATTTTATGAATGCAGCAAGAGATATAAAAGCACATATGTGCATAGGCATGCATTTTCCTGATGAGCGATCTCCAGAGCAAGATGGCACAATTGTTGCGAATGGCACAATTAGTTCAAAAAATGAGGGAGAATTACTTGGAGACACAACATTTGTTAATAGTTGGATGTTGTCTGAATTAAATCAAGTTCCGTTTGATATTGTTAATACTGTATATGCAATTATTGACAGTCCAGATGATGGTGATGAAGAAGAGGAAATAGAATTTGATCCATCTCCATTAGACCCTGAACTTGTTCCTGTCTCAGCTACAAGTTCGCTAAAGATATTATCAATGAACTGGTATCATAATCATATTCTGCTTTCCCTTATCAAACAAGCTGATGTCCAGTCATTAGTTCCTACACTACAAGGCTGGGGAGAAGCTAGAGGC